TTCCATTATCGGACAATTTCTTGATAGATCTTTACGTTGCCTGTAGCGAATCCAATCACATCTGACCCTACATAAAGCTCAATCTCGTAGACCCCTTCTCCAGCAGTGAGGTTGGATGTTTGTGTCGGGGTTGCCTCGATATCAATGGTTCCGGCAACTCCCCCCAGTGTGATCCCTCCGTTTTCTGTGGTGAGGTTAAGAAGGAATGCTGAATCTTCGGCGCACTCCCTGACAACCATTCTCGCGGTATATCCGGTAAGGTTTACCGCAACTGGCTTGCGTCCAGCACTGCACAGGCTCAAATAACGAAACTTGGCTTCCCAAGTTTTGCCTTGGACAATTTCAATGTCCCTTTGCAATTTCCAGATGTTGGTCATTTAAACAGGGGAATGCGGAAATTATTGGTCACTCCGTTTGTTACTACATTAACCTCCATCCAGTGGATAGCCGTATTGAAGTTAACTGTGTTTACGTTTGCAGAATTTGTCGGGGCTGAGTTAGTATTAAAGATGGCTGCTTGAAAATTAGCATTGTTAGTATTGGTAAGTGCTGGGAGTGGTAGGCCCAAATTGGTTCTGCTTTCCGCTGCATGACCCGCTGCGTTGGTTCCAGAGAAGTAGACGGGCTCGACAAATGATCGGTTGTGGTTGAACTGCCACACGTTGTTGTAATAGACAAACTCCACCGCCTCTTCAGGTCGGCTCAGTGTGACGAGGTTGGTTGCCGCTCCAGCCGTCCTTACCGCCGTGACGCTGGATGTTGGACCTTTGTGGGCAATCAATGCGATATCTCCATCGAATGAGTTGGTAATCGGAAGAGCAATGGTCGAAGTTACCCCCACTCTGGATATTGCCAGACTATGTATGTGGAGGTTTCGGGCTGCTACGATATTTGTTGTTGCGTTGGTGGGTGGGTCAAACTCCACAAACCTCGTCACAATCGGAGCCACTTGCCAGAAGTTGGTTGGGCTTACCACATCTCCGTTGGTGTTGTATAGAACGGGGTTGGTTCCGCTGCCATAGAGAGAGGTATTGAGTCCCGCCGTATTGGTATTGGTCAACGCAGACCAGCCGAGGCCGAGATTGGTCCGAGTAGTGGAGGCAACATTTGTTCCAAAGAATGTTAGTGGTTTGTTGAATTGTGCTTCAGTCGCGGACCACTCCAAAACATAGTTTGTGCCAAATGTTAGGGCAAAATTTTCAAGGTCCAGAGCCCTTGTTCCAGAAGAGTCCTTGATCGACGGGGCAGTAACACTGCCAAACGTCACATCATTCGTAACCCCCAAACCAATAGCTGTACGAAAGTTACTTACGTTGGTGTTTGTCAATACGGACAAACCGAGGCCGAGAGCAGTCCTTACGCCCCCATCATTCCAATAGATAGGGTTCAGGTATACGGATTCTTCATTACCAGATAGACTAATAACAATATCTTGATTAACTGGTTCAATAAAATTGACTCCGAAACCTCCCATTTTTACACTACCAAATCCAACTTCGTTAGTGGAACCTGCGCCAAGGCCGATAGCTGTGCGGAAATTCGTGGTGTTGGTATTGGTCAATGCAGACAAACCGAGGCCGAGGTTTGTACGGGTGGTGGCGGCTGCGGTATTTGTGGAAAATGCAATGGGCATATCCATGGTAACCGCATTGCTGTTCCACGTTGCTATTGAGTTAGTGAATGTCAATTGATCTGTAACAGAAGCATAGTTGGCTCCGAATATTGTATCATCCGTAAAGGGATTACCGATAGTTGCTGTCCCACGAATCTCAACGTGACGCAGGTTTCTCGGGGCGGGAGCTTGATCTTCTCCAATCAAAAGATTCGCCGGAATAACAAGACCATTTGCGCTTGTGTAAGCCAACACATTGAAGCCAGAGAGGTTTGTTCCGCCAGCAATAATCTCTGTGGTATAGCCCAATAGTGTTGTGGCGGTCCCAGAATAGAGGGATGACTGCGGGTTCGTAAGTGCAGACCAGCCAAGGCCAAAATTGGTCCTCGCACTTCCAGCCGTAGTGGCTCCGCTTCCACCGTTACTGATGGCGATTGTTCCGGTGACATTAGAAGCCAAGCCAACCGTTCCTGAAAAACTGGTTGCCGTTACGTTTGTCAATGCACCACCATTGTTCGATGCAAGGTTAGAAAGGGCTAAAGAAGAAGGTTGGAATGCTGTTGCGGGATTTGTCGCTGCGGTGCCCAGACCAAGACCAGAACGGGCATTGACAACATCCGCGCTCCAAAAGTTGGTCGGGCTCTGCACTACCCCACTTGTATTGACAATGACACTACGGGTTTGAGCCAACCCAGAAACAGCAAGGGCAAGAAAGACAATGGTTATTAGGATAGATTTCATCATTACATTCGTTGTTTCCAAACCTTAGTGTTACCCCCACTGTAGTCATTGGGGCGGACAATAAACGGAAGGTTTTGTTCATCTGTTCCGCTTACCAGTTGATAGGTTGCTGGAGTGGCGAGGGCTGGAAGAAATACGCATATCCCGACTGGATATACATCGGTTACTGTATCCAAGGCTGCTAATGAATTGGAGCCCCCAGTCAGAGAAGTGATGGTTGTGTCTACCCTAAATACATTAGAATTCGGGGTTGTGAGCGGCGTTGTGCCTACTCCGATAACTGTGGAAGCTGGGGTTGGAATGCAAATTCTGCTCATTTTGTAACCTCTGGTACGATAATAACATTGCCCTGAAGTATGCGGCTAACCGTATACCCAGATGTCATTTCAAGATCATAAACCGCTTTTACCTCTTCGCAAACACTTAATTCTCCCGTGTGTGCCGCGCTGATGAAAAGATTGATGGCCCCCGTGGTCATGTCTCCACCTGTTCCAAGCGAGATACGGGAGTTGTCTGTGGACAATTCTATAATGACCGCCTTAGACTTATGGGAAGAACGGACTTGCAGTTTTGCGCTGTACCCAGTAAGGTTAACAGGAACAGGAGGATTGCCCATCTCCCAGATTAGAGTCTGGCTAAAGGTGGCTCCTTGGAATAGGCAGATATCGGCCTCTGCAATAGGGATAACGGGAGATGACGCCATTTTGCCCGACATTCTCTACCAATTACCTCTCAAGGTCAAGCGTTGTTTAAGTTCTTTGAAGCTCTGGTTGTTTCGGCGTTTCTTTTCTTCTATTGCCTCAGATCCCGCCATGGCACCGAAAACCTTACGGGCTACAAACAGTCCAACAGAGAAAGAGTCAAACAAGTCAGGGGACTTGCCTATACGCTTCTTCATGTCGGTCTTGCTCTCGATTATAATCTTACGAGTCCTTCTCACATACTTTCGCTGGGTCATTTCCCATGCTAGGTCCGGTGTAATGCCTTTAAGTTGCTCGCACTCCAAGAAGTAGCGGGAGACAAAGCACAACTCACTGGACATGTTGTGGAACAATTCCTTGCCAACCTGCGGCTTTCCGGTGGCCTCGTTCCTCATGGCGTACTGGGCACTGACCGGAAGGTCTGAGGCTGCTCCCGCAAAACTCACTGCATGCCAACCCCTTAGAAGCTCCCTCTCTCCGATTGACCAAAAAATACCGCCTGCCGAAGCATCTACCCCCATCCATTGGTTGGGTATTCCCAGTTTGATGGATAAATCATGGATTTGCTGGATCATCTCATATTGGAAGTCCTCCTGAGACCCCGCCCTCCGGTTGAGGACGTACTGCTTCTCTAGGGCTATGGCCCACTTGCCTGAGATTAGCTTGCCCCATTTCATGTGGGTAAAGACGAAGCGGTCTCCTCCCTCTGTATAGCTAGGATCGATTCCGGCAATATCTTTCGGGGTTCCATCCCAGATTGGCTTATCCAGAGCCCCGTGACGGGCTAGGAGGATGTCCGAAACAACTGTACAATCATCGGCGTCTGCTGGTGGCCAAAAGCCCCGAAACTTACGCCAGTACTGAGGGTTGAGTTCTCCGAGTTCCTTTTTGGCTACCGCAACGTCATTGGGCTTTGGGAGGAATGGATAGCGAAGACCCTTACCCTTATCAAACGATTGTTGGTTGGGGTTGTCTTTTTCGGAGTCGAAGCGCAGGGCTAGTCCCTCAATACCTGCTACTTTGATTTTCCAGTTCGGGGTTTCCTCGTCCACGCTCATCCACCCCTTGATGGGTTCGCAGAATTTCCCGTGGGGATCAAAGATGGAAGATGGGTTGCCAGCACCAACAATGTGGAGTTCCTGTGCGCCCTTGAAACCCCAGATGGCCTCGTTGATGACCGAGGATGAGCAGTCTTGTAACTCGTCTATAATCAACACAATACGACGATTCTTCTTGCCCTGAAGCCTCTTCTGGGCGTCATCCTTGTACTCATCGCCAGCAGCCAGAAGCATGATGGAGGAGGCGTCACTAACCCCGACATTGGGATCGATGGCTTTGCCCTCTTCATCTGAGAGCTTGATGATATCCATGGACTCAATAAGCCTTCCAGCCGCAATTCCGACTGCATGAGCCTCCCGATACATCTTTACCAGTGCCGACCAAATTCGCTGCTTTGCGTCAATCTTGCTGGTCGAAACCACAATAACCATCGTGTTGAGTGGATCGACAAACCAGTTAACCAGTGCCATTGCTGCCATATCGTAAGACTTACCGGAATCGGTTCCGCCAGCTAGGCCCGTAACGCTTCGGACAAACCTGTTGCCTGTCTGAGCGTCCTCTTCGATGTTAACTTTGCAGAACGCCTGTGCCCGTAACTCAGCCCACTTGTGCCATGAGTAGGTTGGCCAAATGGTAGAGACCACATTCCGGTAGTGGGTCGCCTTGCCAAGTCCTCCCTCCTCTGGGGTTAGGCCCAAAAGAAAGGCGTCCATTTCAATGCGGAGAGGTGTAACAACGGCCCCATTACGAGGGGTCCATAGCCT